AATGTGAAAAACCGCGAAATTCACAAGGGGGGATATAAGCAAAATTTTGGAATTGAATAACAGACAGCTCCAGGCTTTTGGCCAGGAGCTTTTTGTTGTGCAGGAAGGAGACTTTTTATGGATGACTGCCAGCGTCGGCAGATAGAGACGATGCGGAAACAGGGGATGGGCTACAAGGCCATCGCCCGGGAAACAAAGCTGTCACGGGACAGCGTACGGAATTACTGCCGCTGGCATCACCTGAACGGATATGGTGCCGCTGTTGCCGCGGCTTTCAGAAAGGAAACGGTGTATGAAATCATCTGATATGGAATGGAAAGTCCTGCCTATCGGGCAGCTGAAGCCTGCGGCGTATAACCCAAGGAAGCAGCTGAAACCCGGCGACAAGGAATACGAAAAAATCAAGAATTCCATCAAGGAGTTCGGTTATGTGGAACCCATCATCGTGAACTACGACATGACCGTCATCGGGGGCCACCAGCGCCTCAATGTGCTGAAAGACCTGGGCTACGAAGAAGTTCAGTGTGTCGTTGTCCACATCGAGGACGAACACAAGGTCAAGGCTCTCAACATTGCGCTCAACAAAATCACTGGCGCCTGGAACGAACAACTCCTGGCTGACCTTATCGTGGATTTGCAGAGCGTCGATTTCAATGTAGACCTGACAGGCTTTGAGGCGCCGGAAGTCGAACAGCTCTTTTCCAAAGTCCATAACAAGAAAGTGAAAGAAGATGACTTTGATGTGGACGGGGAATTGGAGCTGCCGACCTTTTCCCAGGACGGTGACATCTGGCTCCTTGGCGACCACCGCGTCATCTGTGGGGATGCCACTCTGCCGGAAACCTATGCAAGGCTGATGGATGGGAAGAAGGCCAACCTGGTACTGACAGACCCGCCGTACAATGTGAATGTGGAAGAAACGGCCGGAAAAATTAAGAACGACAATATGCCGGACGATAAGTTCTACCAGTTCCTGTTCAGCGCTTTTGTCAACATGGAACAGAACATGGAACCAGACGCCTCTATCTATGTGTTCCACGCCGATACACAAGGCCTGAATTTCCGTAAGGCATTCAAGGATGCCGGATTTTACCTGTCCGGGTGCTGCATTTGGAAGAAGAATGCCCTGGTTCTGGGGCGCAGCCCGTACCAGTGGCAGCATGAGCCGTGCCTGTTCGGCTGGAAACTGAATGGGAAGCACCAGTGGTATTCCGACCGCAAGCAGACAACTATTTGGGAATATGATCGTCCGAAATCCAGCAAGGAACATCCGACCATGAAGCCGGTGGCACTGATGGCTTATCCTATTCAGAATTCATCCATGAGCCACTGCATCGTCCTGGACCCGTTCCTCGGTTCCGGTTCCACACTCATGGCTTGCCAACAGACAGACCGTATCTGCTATGGCATTGAACTGGATAGGAAATTTGTCGATGTTATCGTGAAGCGATATATCGAGCAGGCGGGGAGTGATAGCGTATTTGTGTTACGCGAAAATGAGAAAATTCCCTATGATAACATGCAGAAATAACTTGCTATTATCGGCGTTCAGAGTGATATATGTACTAACAAAACAAGGAGGTACATAGACCATGACAATCCAGACTACTATGAACGACCGCAAGGAACTGGCCAAGAAGCTCATTCCTTTCAACCATAACGAAAAGCTTTATTACGCCGGAACGCCGACATTCGCCTTTGAAGGGCATGGCTTCCGCATCCTTCGTAACGGCGACATTGAATGTGAAAATGAAAAAACAGAAGCAGCCATGATTGGCTTCCTTCAGCAGGAAGGCATCCTTCCACAGCCGCAAGCGGTACAGAAACCACAATCGCAGCATGATGAAGAAACTGAACAGGGAACAGAGCCGGAAATGATGGAAATCAAGATCCCGGCTGACGGCATGGACGGGGCGCAGATGTGCAACCTGGTCTTCATGCTCCATGCCCAGCAGTATCTGCTGAACCGGGCTGCGGGACAAGAAAACATTCATGTGCCGGACAGGCTGATTGAAGACCTGAAAGATGAGCCTGTGTCGGACAGGACTTCCTTCTTTGCGGTCTACCAGAATTACAGCAAGGAAGGCCGGGGATTCCTGATTACCGCGGAAACGGTGACATTCTGCTTTGCCGTAACCGGTAACGCCGTGAAGAACCGCGCTTTGGTTGAATTGGCGGCCTTCATGGTCAGCGCGGCGAAAAAGGCGAAACGGGTCAATCCCGCCACCCGGAAGCCGGAGAATGAGAAATACTACCTGCGGATGTGGCTCCTTCGCGTCGGCATGGGAACCAAAGCCAGCCACGAATCGCGCATGGCCCTGCTGAAAGGACTGAATGGCTGGAGCGCCTTCCGCACAGAAGCGGAAGCCCAAGCACACTCCGAACGGCAGAAGGACCGCCGGAATCAAAACAGATAAATTCTCAATTTAATTCATAATTATTCTCAAAATGACTTGCTATTATGTGCCTTTAGAGTGATATATAGTGTACCGAAAGAACACACGCACACATAGAAAGGACAGAGATAATTATGAAAACACTGCACTTTGGAATCGAAATGGAAATGACAGGGATTACGAGAAACCGGGCGGTCAGCCTTATGGCCCGCTTCTTCGGAACGGAAAGTCGGCATGAAGGCGGAGCCTACGATACTTACTCCGCAAGAGACGACCAGGGACGGAAATGGAAAGCCATGAACGACTCCAGCCTGCTTCCACAAAAAAAGGTGAACGGCGAAATCATAGACGCTTCCAACAACTACCGCACGGAAGTGGTCAGCCCCATCCTTTCCTACGAAGACATTCCGAAGTTGCAGGAACTGGTGCGGACGCTCCGCAAGGCTGGAGCCTTTGCCAACAAGTCTTGCGGCATCCACATCCACGTCGGAGCTGAACGGTTTACGGCGAAGACCCTGCGGAACTTGGTGAACATCATGGCGAGCAAGGAAGATATGATTTACCGCGCCCTCCAGATCAACCCCTCGCGGGAAAGCCGGTACTGCCGGAAAACGAACACTACATTTTTAAAAGACCTCAACCGGAAAAAGCCGGACACGATGGACGGCATCGCCGACCTCTGGTATCAGGAAGCACCCTATGGACGGGATCATCACTACAACAGCACCCGCTACCACGGGCTGAACCTGCACGCCACCTTCACCAAGGGAACCGTCGAATTCCGGCTTTTCAACGGGACGCTTCACGCCGGGGAAATCAAGGCCTACATCCAGTTCTGCCTTGCGGTTGCCCATCAGGCGCTCACGCAGAAGAAAGCCTCGGCACGGAAGACCGAAACGGACAATGAAAAATACGCCTTCCGGTGCTGGATGCTCCGGCTGGGACTTATCGGCGACGAATTCAAGACCTGCCGGCTCCACTTCCTCAAACACATCACGGGCAACTCCGCATGGCGCAACGCCGCCGCTTGAAGGGGATAGCCTCACGGGCAGCTTCGGCTGCCCTTAGGGTGGTAGAAGGGCATTCCCTTCAGAAAGGATGAGAGCGATGAACAAAAAAATCTACATTGCCTATGGCAGCAACATGAGTGAAGTGCAGATGGCACAGCGGTGCCCCGATGCCACCCTTGCGGAGACAGGACGGGTGAATGGGTATGAGCTGCTTTTCAAAGGTTCCCTGGCCGGGTGCTACGCCACTATCGAGAAGAAGGCGGATGCTTTCGTGCCGGTCGTCCTCTGGCGCATTTCCGCGGCAGACGAACGGAGACTTGATGCATACGAAGGCTTTCCACGGTTCTACTACAAGAAAACCATCCCTGTCGAAACGGACGGCGGCACAATCCAGGGTCTGGTGTATATTATGCACGAAGACCGGCGCTTCGGCATTCCGGAAACATGGTACTACCAGAACATGGAGCGGGATTACCGCAAGTTCGGTTTCAACCTGTCCATCCTGCGGCGGGGATTACGGAACAGCCGGGCAAGGACGAAAGGCGCACGGGTACGGCTGATTTTTATGGATGATGTGCAGGCACCGCCTGCAGGTACTGAAGGCACCGTCCAGTACGTCGATGATGCCGGAATCATCCATGTGCATTGGGATACGGGCGGCAGCCTTGGTCTGGTACCTGATGCCGATGAATGGGAATTAATCGAATAAAATGCATAAATAACCGAAGAATGACTTGCTATTATGTGCGTTTAGAGTGATATATATACACGACGAAGGGGAAAGCCCCAAAGAAAAAGCACATGAAAGCGAGGAACTTACCATGACAAACATCTACGCACTCCGCAACCATTTCGAACTCCACGAATACATTACGGCAATTACAAGAGCCGATTTTGAAGCCCATTTCAAGGTTACCAAGGAAAAAGTGACATTCACTTTCAACGGCTGGGATGGAAACAGCTACCATGGCGAAAGCCGCACAGCGCGCGTCTACCGGACGGATGTAAAAGGCTATGAAGACGCCCGGTTCATCAAAGTAGGGAAGGAGCTTCATTACATCGAGGATGATCGCCAGATTCTTGAAGAAGCAACCGGGGAAACCCACCCGAGCGCCGGATGGCTGGGGAACGTAATGAGGGCCGATAAACGGTAAGCCTTCCAGAACTTCAGGCAGGGCCGCAAGGCCCTGTTCCTTGTCATGAAATAAATACATAAATGTTTGCGAAAAGACTTGCTATTATGTGCGTTTGGAGTGATATATATATACACGACGAAAGGGAAAGCCCCAAAGGAAAAACACATGAAAGCGAGGAAGTTACGATGACAAGATTTGAAAAAGACTACCACGAAATGCTGAAAGGCGCAGGGCGGTACATTCTGGAAAACCGGATGGAAGAAATCAAGAAACTGAAGAAAGAACAGCGGGCCTGCAAGAACCGCTTCCGATTCCAGGGCATCTGCCAGACCCTCAGCCTGGAACGGGAATACGAGGCTCTTGAAGAACTTTACTGAGGAGTCCGAAAAGAGACCGCAAGGAAATAATTGAAAAGTAAGAGGAGACCGCAGATGCGGCCTTCTCTGTCGTACAGCCCGCAAGGGCTTTTTTTATTGGGAGGTGAGCGCCATTGGCTGTACGAGGAAGGAAACCAAAACCGACGGCACTCAAGGTGCTGGAAGGAAATCCCGGCCACCGGCCGCTCAACAAAAAAGAACCGCTGCCAAAGGGCCGTCTGCCCCGCTGTCCGGACTGGCTGGAAGACGATGCCAAGAAGGAATGGAAGCGGCTGGGGAAAGTTCTCTCAGAGATGGGGATGCTGACCAATCTGGATATGATGGCCTTTGCCGGATACTGTCAGGCGTACGCCCGGTGGAAAGGGGCGGAAGAATTCATTACCCAGCATGGGGATATGGTGCGGACGCCGAACGGTTACCTGCAACAGGTGCCACAGGTGTCTATTGCCCAGACCAACCTCAAGATCATGCTGAAATTCTGCGAGCAGTTCGGCCTGACACCGTCTGCCCGGAGCCGTATGGTCGGGGAAGAAAACGGGGCAGAAAAAGAAACGGATGAAATGGAACTGCTGTTAAGGGGGTGACAAGTTTGGCATTTGTGTATAAGCCGTCAGCGTTCATGCTGCCGGATTCCCATTATGATAAGGCAAAGGCGGACCGGGCCGTCGCTTTCATCGAGAATCTCTGTCATACCAAAGGAAAATGGGCCGGGAAGCCTTTCCTGCTCTTGCCCTGGCAGGAACAGATTGTGCGTGATTTGTTCGGTATCGTGAAGGAAGACGGGAAACGGCAGTTCCTGACGGCCTATATAGAGATACCAAAGAAGAACGGGAAGAGTGAGCTGGCTGCCGCTATTGCCCTGTACCTTCTCTACGCCGACAATGAACCGAGCGCGGAAGTCTATGGCGCAGCCTGTGACCGGAACCAGGCTTCCATCGTCTTTGATGTCGCCCGGCAGATGGTGGAAATGAGTCCCGCGCTCCTGCGCCGTTCCAAGATACGGTCGGCAGGGAAGCGGATCATCAACTACCGCAACGCCGGGTTCTACCAGGTGTTGTCAGCAGAAACAGGAACCAAGCACGGACTGAATGTTTCGGGGCTGGTATTTGACGAAATCCACGCCCAGCCGAACCGAAAGCTCTACGATGTGCTGACTAAAGGCTCCGGTGATGCCCGGGAGCAGCCGCTCTTTTTCATCATCACCACAGCGGGCAACGACAAGAACAGCATCTGTTATGAACTGCATACCAAGGCATTGGATTTGATGCAGGGCCGTAAGAAAGATTATACGTTCTATCATGTCGTATATGGTCTGGAAGTTGATGAGGACTGGACGGATGAAGCCAACTGGTACAAGGCGAACCCATCTCTGGGTCACACTATCAAAATTGAGCGTGTCCGGGAAGCGTATCAGAACGCCATTGAAAATCCTGCGGAAGAGAATGTGTTTAAACAGCTCCGGCTCAATATTTGGACATCGGCCAGCATCCGATGGATTCCGGAACAGGTCTACGATAAAGGGGACCTTCCCATCAACCTGGATTCTCTCCAGGGCAGGATGTGCTACGGCGGCCTGGATTTGTCCAGTACATCAGATATCACGGCCCTGGTTCTGGCTTTTCCGCCACGGAATGATGATGAGAAATATATCCTTTTGCCATTTTTCTGGTTGCCGGAAGACACACTGGAACTGCGGTGCCGCCGGGACCATGTCCTTTACGATGTCTGGCAGAAACAGGGCTTCATCCAGACGACGGGAGGGAACGTTATCCATTACGGATTCATTGAAAAATTTATCGAGCGTCTGGGCGAAACCTACAATATCCGGGAAATCGCTTACGACCGGTGGAATGCTACTCAGATGGTGCAGAACATGGAAGACATGGGCTTTACCATGGTTCCCTTCGGCCAAGGCTTCAAGGATATGTCGCCGCCTTCCAAGGAACTATTCAAGCTCCTGATGGAAGGAAACATCATCCATGGCGGCAACCCTGTCCTCAAATGGATGGCGGGGAATGTAGTCATGCGGCAGGACCCGGCGGGGAACATCAAGCCGGATAAAGAAAAATCCGTCGAAAAAATCGACGGAATTGTGGCGTCCATCATGGCACTGGATCGCTGTATCCGTAACGGAACAGGCAGCGGCAGCGTCTATGATGAACGTGGCGTTATTATTTTTTGAGTAATTGGATACGTGCATCAAAAAAAGCCCAAACGTCGCAGAAATGAAAGTAAGCATAGACGTAAGGACTGACAGGAAGGCGGGCCAGTAGCAGCTGGCCCGTTACCTGCCATCATTTTATCACGATACGGAAAGTGTGGCAATGATGAGTGAGAAAATCGCATGTGCTTTTTTTGTGCCCATTTTTAGGAGGTAATTTATGAAAATTCCATTCTTATCCCAATTCTTCAAGTCAAGGGACAAGCCTCAGAACTATTATATCGGCACAGATTTCCGTTACCTGTTCGGCCCGTCTACGAGCGGCAATACGGTAAACGAGTTCACGGCCATGCAGACGACAGCCGTGTATGCTTGTGTGCGGATTTTGGCGGAAACACTGGCGGCTCTGCCACTCCAGATGTACCGTTACACGCCGGGCGGCAAAGAACGGGTCTATGATCATCCGCTTTATCATCTGCTCCATGACGAGCCGAACCCGGAGATGACGTCGTTCATCTTCAGGGAAACGCTCATGAGCCATCTGCTCATCTGGGGCAATGCCTATGCCCAGATTATCCGTGACCGCCTGGGAAGGGTGCAGGGGCTTTATCCGTTGCGGCCGGATAAGATGAACGTGTGCCGGGATGACCAGGGGCGGATTTTTTATCTGTACACCAAGACCAGTGATGAGAATCCGAACATCAGGCCGTATGGGCAGGTAGCCTTGCCTAAAGAAGAAGTGCTGCACATCCCTGGACTTGGTTTTGATGGCTTGGTTGGATATTCGCCGATTGCCATGGCCCGCAACGCCGTGGGTATGACCATGGCCTGTGAGGAATACGGCGCGTCTTTCTTTGCCAACGGGGCCAGTCCCAGCGGGGTACTGGAACATCCAGGTGTTTTAAAAGATCCGGCTAAAGTCCGGGATTCCTGGAATGCTGTCTATCGAGGGACGGGCAACGCCCACAAGGTGGCTGTGTTAGAAGAAGGCATGAAGTACCAGCAGATCGGCATCCCGCCGGAAGAAGCGCAGTTCCTGGAAACACGGAAGTTCCAGCTTGATGAGATTGCCAGATTGTACCGCATCCCGCCACATATGATTGGCGACCTGGAGAAAAGCTCTTTCAATAATATCGAGCAGCAGTCCATGGAATTTGTGAAATACACACTGGACCCATGGGTCATCCGCTGGGAGCAGGCCATGCAGAAAGCCCTGTTCCTGCCGGAAGAAAAGAAGCAGTATTTCCTCAAGTTCAACGTGAATGGCCTCATGCGCGGCGACTACGAAAGCCGCATGACCGGATACAGCATCGGCCGGCAGAACGGCTGGCTGTCTGCCAACGATATCCGGGAGATGGAAGACATGAATCCTGTGCCGGATGAGGAAGGCGGCAACCTGTATCTTGTGAACGGCAGCATGACCAAGCTCAAGGATGCCGGGGCCTTTGCCCAGAAGGGAGAAACGAATGAAACATAAATTTTGGAGATGGGTGTCCAACGAAGCGCCCGATACCTTCGGCAGCGAGAGGACGCTGTACCTAGATGGCCAGATTTCAGATGAAACCTGGTGGGGTGACGAGGTGACGCCGAAGGCTTTCAAGGATGAACTGAACGCAGGCAGCGGCGATATCACCCTCTGGATCAACAGTCCGGGCGGTGACTGCTTTGCGGCTGCTCAGATTTATAACATGCTCATGGAGTATCCGGGAAATGTCACCGTGAAAATTGATGGCCTGGCGGCTTCAGCGGCCTCAGTCATTGCTATGGCCGGCACAAAAGTCTGCATGTCGCCGGTGGCTATCCTGATGATTCATAATCCAGCTACCATGGCTTATGGGGACAAAGCCGAGATGGAAAAGACCATCGGTATGCTGAGCGAGGTCAAGGAAAGCATCATCAATGCCTATGAAATCAAAAGCGGCCTGGCCCGCACGAAGATTGCCCACATGATGGACAATGAAACCTGGCTTAACGCGAGGAAAGCGGTGGAGCTGGGCTTTGCCGATGAAATTCTCTTTGATAAAAACGAGGAAGAACCTGAATCATCCGCTATGCTGTACAGCCCGGTCACGGTGACGAATTCCTTTGTACAGAAATTAAAACCGAAGAAACCCTTACAGAAAGTGCCAGTCGCTGATTTGGAAAAGCGGCTGGCATTACTTATTCATTGATAGGAGGAAAACATAATGGATACGATTTTAGCACTGCGTGAAAAGAGAAAGAACCTCTGGGAATCCGCCAAGACTTTCCTGGATACGGTGCGCGATGAAAACGGCATGGTGTCCGCCGAAGACGCCACCCGTTACGACAAGATGGAAGCGGATGTGGTGAATCTGGGCAAGGAAATCGACCGCCTGGAACGCCAGCAGCGTATGGATGCCATGATGGCTCAGCCGACTTCAGCACCTATTGTAGAACAGCCGGGCAAACCGAATCCGGAAGGTGAGAAGAAAGGACTCGCATCCATGGCTTACAAGAAGGCCTTCTGGAATAGCATCCGCCATAAGAATTTCATCGATGTGCAGAACGCCTTGAGTGTGGGTACTGATGCCGATGGCGGCTATCTGGTGCCGGATGAATTCGAGCATCAGCTCATCGACAAACTCCAGGAAGAGAACTTCTTCCGCAGCCTGGCGACGATCATCCATACCAGCGGCGACCGTAAGATTCCTATCGTAACAGGTCATGGCGAAGCCGCCTGGATGGAAGAAAATGGCTTGTATCCGGACAGCCAGGACACCTTTGGCCAGCAGTCCATCGGGGCCTATAAACTGGGGACGGCCATCCGCGTTTCGGAAGAACTCCTGAACGATAATGCTTTCGACTTGGAAAGCTATATCTCCAGTGAATTTGCCCGCCGTATCGGCACGAAGGAAGAAGAAGCCTTCCTTGTCGGTGATGGCAAGAGCAAGCCGACCGGCGTGTTCCCGTCTGCGGAATTGGGCGTCACTGCCAATGGGGCTTCTATCACCTTCGATGATGTCATTGATTTGTACCATTCCCTGCGCATCCCGTATCGTCGCAAGGCCGTATGGCTCCTGAATGATTCCACCATCAAAGCACTGCGCAAAGTCAAGGACAACAATGGCAATTACATCTGGCAGCCGTCCGTCACGGCGGGGACGCCGGATACCATTCTGAACCGCCCCTGCTACAGCACATCCTTTGTGCCGGAACTGGCTGCTGGCAATCGCCCGGTTCTCTTTGGCGACTTCAGCTATTACTGGATCTCCGACAGAGAATCCCGCTCCTTCAAGCGCCTCAACGAGCTGTATGCCGCCAACGGCCAGATTGGTTTCCTCGCCAGCCAGCGCGTTGATGGCATGCTGATGCTCCCGGAAGCGGTCAAGGCTCTCGATGTGAAAGCGAAGGCCTAAGCCATGCTGGTCAGCCTGGAAGAAGCCAGGAAATATCTGCGGATTGATGAGGATGACACGTCGAATGATGATGTCATCCTGTCATCCCTGGAAACGGCCCAGTCGCTATGCCTGGACCTGGCCCGCTGCGAGGAAGCGGATGCCGAAGAAAACCCGGTCGTATTCCACGAAGCCATTCTGTATGCTGCCGCCTTTTTGTATGAGCACCGGGAAGAAGCGGATTATTCCGGACTGCTGAAGATGCTGCGGTGGTTATTGTTTGGTGTGCGGCGCAGCCGCTTTTGAAAGGGGAGAGCGCAATGCAGGTGGGAAAACTTAACAAGAGAGTGCAGATTATCAGCCGGAAAGCGCAGACTGACGATTTGGGATTCGATACGTTACAAGATGTGGTTCATTGTACCTGCTGGGCATCCATCGAGCCTGCCAGAGGCAAGGTGTTCTATGAAATGGAGCGCAAGGCGGATACGGAATACAGCAAAATCACCATCCGCTGGCGTCCGGGCATTACCCATGACATGAAGGTGAAATATCAGGATCATCTGTATGACATCGATACGATAGTAGACCCGTATATGCGCCATGAATCCCTGGAACTGTACTGTACGGAAGAAATCAGGGGACAGGACGATGAGCAAGGGTGATTTGGATATCCAGGGAATAGACGAGCTGTCCGGCAAACTGCTCTCTGCGATTGAGGAATTTCCAGGAACTGCTGAAAAGGGGCTGGTAACGATTGGCAACAAACTCAAGAAGGAATGTGTAAACCAGACCCCGGAAGGCAGTACGGGCAAACTGAAGAAGGGATGGAAACACAAGGTAACGGGCTATAACGGTTCAGAGCTGACCTATGAGCTGACGAACAAGCACCCAGTTCATCACCTGTTGAACAATGGGCATGTCAAGAAAACGCCCGGTGGCAGGACCGTAGGCTATTATGAAGGCCAGCACTACACGGAAAAAGCCGTGAAGCTGTTCGAATCTCAGGACTTGCAGCCCGGCCTGGAAAAACTCACAAAGAAACTCATCAAGAAAGCAGGCGGCCTATGATTCACGACATCGACATCCTGCAGGCAGTACAGCAGAAACTGAAAGAACAGTTCCCGTATCCCGTGTACCTGCAGGAAGTGAAGGAAGGATTCAGGCCACCTGCATTTTTCCTGAAGTCCATGACCGTAACTTCGCCGCAAGGCGATAAGGACGTATACCGGGATACGGATATTTACATTACCTATATACCGCAGAAACAGGCGGCCAGCACCTCTATCTATGAAGTGTTGGCCGCTGCTGAAGACCTGTTCCGTGACGGGATTGCCGTCCAGGACAGGTTTTTTGCTGTCATGAATCTGAGTGAAGAACTCATTGGACAGGATAACGACGGCGGACGGGTGACGATGACCATCCAGTATTATGACTCCGCCGATGAAACGGAAGCCGCTGAAATCATGAGGGTACTGCATCAGCGGTATCGGGGAAAGGAGACAACGAAACATGAAAATGCCATCCATTAATGTCGTGTTCAAGGAAAAAGGCATCAGCGCTATTGAGCGCAGTGAACGCGGCATTGTTCTGATGATTCTGAAGGAAGAAACGCTGCCTTCAGAAACGGAGACGAACCTGTATACGGCAGATGATATTCCCAAGGAACTGTCGGACAGCAACCGGGAACAGCTGGAACTGGCGCTCCGGGGCTATGTGAACAGCCCGAAGAAGGTCATTGCCGAAATCATCAGCAGTGAGACGGAAGACTATACAGATATCCTGAAGGTTATTGAAAATAAATGCTTTGACTATCTGGTTATCCCGGATATTGAAACATCGCACATTGATACCATCGCCACCTGGGTCAAAGGGATGCGTACCAATAAAGACAAGATGATAAAGGCTGTGCTGCCGGACTGTACGGCAGACACGGAAGGCGTCATCAACTTCGTCAACAAGACGATTCAGACTAAGACCAAGACGTATACGACAGCGCAGTACTGCAGCCGCATTGCCGGCATCATCGCTGGGACGCCTATGACGATTTCCTGTACCTACGCGCCGCTGCCGGAGGTCATCGGCTGTGATGTATGGACGAAAGAGGAAATGGATACCATGGCCGGCGCCGGGAAGCTGTTCTTTTTCTTTGACGGGGAAAAGGTGAAACTGGCCCGGGGCATCAATTCCCTGGTGACCACCGTCCAGGACAAGGGAACGAGCTTCCAGAAAATCAAGCTCGTGGATTTGATGGATATGATGCATGATGATATCCGCACGACGGCCCAGGACCATTATCTTGGCAAGTACGCCAACAGCTATGCGAACCGCTGCCTGCTGGTGACGGCCATTCAGGGCTACCTCGACCAGCTGGCTCAGGAAGGACTGCTGGAACAGGACCAGAATACCGCCTACATCGATGTGGAATCCACGAAAATCTGGCTGGAATCCAACGGCAAATATACCAAAGCGGAACTGGCTGACATGTCTGAAATGGACATCAAGCTGGCCAATATCGGAAGCAATGTGTTCATAGACGTCAAAGCGTCGCTCCTGGATGCCATGGAAGACGTGACGGTAACTATTCATATCTAGGAGGTGAGGCGGTATGAACAGCATGGAAGCCAAACGGGTCATGAACGGCAAGTACGCTGACCTCTATATCGACGGCGACTTGATGGCCGAAGCCACAGCCTTTAAAGCTGAGGTCACACTGACCAAGGAAGAGGTGAAGATGCTCCGCCATGTGGGCAAGGGCTACAAGGTCACGGGGTATGACTGCAAGGGTGAACTGAAACTCCATAAAGTGTCGAGTTACATGATTAAGAAGATGAACGACAACATCAAGGCGGGCAAACAGACGGTAGTGACCATCGTTTCTGTCTTGGATGATAAGGATGCTATCGGCAGTGAACGTATCGTCATCAAGGACGCGACCTTCGACAGCCTGATTCTGGCGGATTGGGAAGTAGATAAGATGGGCGAAGAAAGTTACAGCTTCACCTTCTCAGACTGGGATTTACTGGATTTAGCATAAGGAGAAAACGACTATGAATATGGTAGACAGGCTGCTGAAAGCAGACGTAGTGAACAAGCTAGCCGAACGGCCCACAAAAAAGGTGAAGATGGAGCGGCTGAGCAAGCTGTTTGGCTTCGATTTCGTTATCACGCTCCGGGCCATCGACCCGGAACGCTATGCCGACATCCAGAAGATGGCCGTGGATTTTACCAATGGCAATGCCGATGACGTGGATATTTACCGGATGCAGACCCAGACGCTCCTGGCGGGGATTGCCGACCCGGATTTCAAGAACAAAGAGCTGATGGAAAAATTCGGAGCAACTCTGCCGGCGGATATTATCCGTAAACTGTTTCTGGCCGGCGAGATTGCCGACCTTACGGCGCAGATTACCGAACTCAATGGCTACACTACCCAGAAAAAGGCGGATGAAGCCGTAAAAAACTAATCCGGACCGATGGCGAAGTGCAGGCGATGTATTTCCTCTTCAGGGACCATCACCTGCTGCCGTCAGAGGTCATGAAACTCGGATACGGTGAACGCCAGGTGCTTTATGCCTTTGTGCGATATGAGATGGAAGAAAGAGAGCAGAAAAAATAATTGAATACGCCAATTCAATTGGTGTTTTTAAAGATGACATTCAAGCGTGTAGTTGTTGTTATTATGTTTTATCAATTGGAATTTAACTTCGTCGAATTGCTGAAGCCCCAAATTAAACATAGGTTTTTCTAATAGCATTCCAATGATTTTATTATCTTCAATATCTTCATAAAGAACCTTGTGTGAGTATAAGGTATAGTCTCCTTGATGGAACGATACTAAAACAGAATCAGGATAGTTATGGTCACGGAATTGATCCAATTCATGAATCGATCTAAGATATTTAATCGTTTCAGAATCTTCACCCTTATTGATCATGTTAATTTCATACTGGTAGAGTGATGAATCAAACTTTTTTAGAGATATTAGTTCATGATTGGAAATATATTTAGAACGAAAATTTATGCATAAACTTTTATCACCTGGAAAAAAGTGAATTTTTTGAGGAGTATAAGAGGCAGCTCCAAGAACATGAAATGAACATCCCTCAAGGTGGTGTATATAACCATATAGAAGCAATGCATTTGCTAATTCAATTTCAGGAAGTTCTCTAAAAATTGGTGGAGCATCATCTAAGGTCGATATAGGGTAAAGAAAATAATGATGGTCTATATCACGAAAAGAATAATTTTTTACTTTCATATTGGCTTCTCCTTAATAGAACAATTCATAAATTTATTATATTAAAATTATTTTATTTAAAAAATAAGACAAAAACATGACAGATAGAAACTGCTGTTTGGTTTAGAAATTTATTTATACTAACCGCACAGTAGTTTTTGTATAGTAGACTATAAAATAAGAAACTCGTTTTCTTTCATGCATTTTATATCTTCTTTTTATTTTACACAATTTTGGTTGCTTGGAAAGTAGTAGAGACTTTTCTTCTGAAGTGAGGTGAAACAACATGGCCAACAACGTCATCGATGCTGCCATCCGGCTGCGAGATTTATTCACGCCGACCGTGCGCAGTGTCAATGCCAGCCTGGGAACCATGAAAACCCAGATGGCCGCGGCGAAGCAATCGGTCAGCGGCTTGTCAGATAAGCTGACGGAACATGAACGGATACAGAAACGGACGGCTAAAAGCATCGAACAGACGGGTGGCAAAATTTCCAGCCTGTCAGGTAAATTCGCGTTGCTGTCTGCGCCTATTTTAGCCGTCGCCACGGCTGGCTTTAAACTGAACAGCGATTTCACCAATGGTCTGGCTAAAGTATCTACCCTGGTAGATACGACGGTGGTATCCATGGACAAGATCAAAGAGGAAATCCGAAGCGTCAGTGATGAAACCGGGGCAGGCGTAGCCGACCTTTCGGAGTCGGTCTATCAGGCTATTTCGGCGGGTGTCGATGCTGGCCATGCTGTTGGTTTTGTTAAGGATATGACCCTTGCCGCTAAGGCTGGTTTCACCGATACGACGACTGCTGTCAACGGCGTCACGACCGTCCTCAATGCCTATGGTAAATCGGCAGAGGAAGCCACGGCAGTGACGGACCAGATGCTCCTGGCTCAGAATTTCGGCAAGACATCCTTTGGCGAAATGGCCCAGTCCATGGGCAATGTCATCCCGATTGCCGCCCAGCTTAATGTCAGCACTCAGGAACTGTTCGGTTCCATTGCCGTCCTCACCAAGAACGGTATCCGAACCAGTGAGGCCATTACAGGACTCAAGGCGGCCTACAGCAATATCCTGAAACCGTCCTTAGAAGCCGCAAAAATGGCGCAGTCCCTTGGCCTGGAATTCAACGCCGCTCATCTGAAAAGCGTGGGCTGGGTGAAGTTCCTTGAAGAAGTGAAGCAGGCGACCGGCGGTGATGCCGAACAGATAGCGCAGCTCTTTGGTTCTGTTGAAGGCCTTAACAGTATCCTGGTTCTGACGGGGAAGGGGGCTGGGGACTTCGATAAGGTCATGAATCAGATGGCCCAGTCCGCCGGTATGACACGGGAAGCCTATGAGAAGATGCTGACACCTTCCGAACAGATGCAGATTGCCATGAACCAGCTGAAGAACGCCGGGATGGATCTGGCCGTTTCTTTTACGCCGTACTTTAAAGCAATGTCCCTGCGGGTAAAGGAGCTGGCGGCCTGGTTCCGGTCGCTGACACCGGAACAAAAAACTCTTATCGGGCAGGTGGCTTTTGGCATCGTGGCCTTCCAGCTCTTTGGTTCTACCCTGGGCCGGGTACTGACAATAGGTGGTCGAGGCTTTGGGACATTCAATTCTATCGCTACAGGAATCAGCAAAGCCGGGAGCGTATCAAAATACCTAGCAGTACAATTCAAAGGTATCATCCCGGTGGTGAAAGGCATCGGCCTGGTCGCTAAAGGCCTGGGCAGCACCTTCCTTTCGGCAGGTCGTCTGATGATTACCGTTATCCAGGCAGTCGGCGCGGCGGCGATGGCCAATCCTATCCTGATTATCATTGCCGCCATCATCGCAGGCTTGTATCTTCTCTGGAGCAACTGGGACACAGTATCCCAGTACATCGAAGGGGCAGTCCAGACTGTGTCAGAAGCGGTGGATGCCGGGATGCAATGGCTCACCTCGGCTTGGGATGGAGCCATGAACAGCATCAGTGAAACGGCTTCCAGTATTTGGGAAAGCATTAAGGATACCTTCCGGAGTGGTGTGAACTGGGTCATCGACCAGGTGAATGGATTGATTGGAAGTCTTAACGGGCTGTCCATCGACATCCCGTCCCTGACGGGAGGCGCACCGACTCATGTAGGATTCAATATTGAACCTATCAGCCACTTTGCCAGAGGGGTCGAGAACTTTGGCGGCGGCTTTGCCGTCATCAATGAAGACCGCCGGGGCGAACTGGTTCACTTGCCGAATGGCAGTACGGTCGTACCGCATGACGAAAGTATCAGACAGGCCATGAATGCAGGTAGCCATTCAATTACCATCCATATCGATACGATGAACGTCCGCAACCAACAGGACATCGATGCCATAGCCGATAAGCTGGTGGAAAAAATCCGGCTGTATGGCATGAACCGCATGAAAGGGGCGACTATCTGATGGCATCCTTTTTAGATCCAATTTTAAATGCTATCGGGCAGGTATCACAGAATCTGACGATTTCCCTGTCCGCAGGCAGTTCCATCGTGACCTTTCCCGTGTTGCCGGCGGAGCTGATGATTTCCGTCAATACAAATCATGGTACGGTGAACATCAATAACTATGGGGAATACCTCATGAAAGGCAAGACTGGGCTGAAGTCCTTAACGTTGGCAGGCTTTTTCCCGGCCCAAAATTATCCTTTTGCCATGATGGGTTTATCTCCATATACCTATATTTCTGAGCTGGAAGCCATGCGTACTGGCGGTGAGGTTTGCCAGCTCACCGTATCAGATACGCCGCTTTCCATGCCCTGCCTGATCAGCTCTTTCAAGTTTGGGGAGAAGGATGGAAGCGGAGATGTGTATTACGAACTGGGACTGATGGAATACCGCTATGTCGAAGCCGACACGGCATCTGCTAAGACAGATAAGACTACAGGCCTTGCCAAACGGCCGGAATCGTTCTGGCAGAAGATGAAGAAAAATATTACCTATTATCCGGGCGACAGCATCGGCAACGTCGTGGGCCGGGCTATCGGGAAATCGGTCACGCTCAACAATGAGCAGTTCTCCAAGTTCCAGGTCTACCGCAGCATCATCCGAAATGGCGGTCTGAAGACGGGCGACATCATCCGGCTGACCACGATGAATCTGAAAAGGAATGATGAGAATGTTCCAGTTAGCAAAAATGAATAAACAAGCAGCAGAATCGGTTGCACAGAACACGGAAGACAAGCAGGCAGACAAGTCCCAAAATACGGACTTGTCTGCCTATGTACTTTCCTATACCTGGTCGGGGGATGTGGAACAGGCCGGGCGCAAACTGGAGTTTGATATAGCCTATACCACCAGGGACCAGGACTGGACGAATGCTGTCCTGGAACTGGGGGATGAAGTGTGTTTTTCCTATACCGATGATGGTACGCAGGAAACGTTCCCGGTTTTCCAGGGACGTATCTTTTCCCGAAGCCGGGACAGCGAATCGTATACCATGCGCTTTGTGGCCTTCGACAGCATCATCTATCTGGCCAAATCCCGTATTACCCGGAAATATGCCAATGTGACCGTGGCGAATGCTATACGTCAGACTATTCATGACTTCTCCATCGAAGCCGGAACGATGCCGGATCTTTCTGTGGTGTGCAGTTTCATTGCCGATGACATCTCGGCGACTGATGCTATCAAACAGGCGTTATCCTACCAGTCCGCACAGGATGGCAAGGGCTACCACATCTACATGACAGACTGGAAGCTGAATGTGGTCTGTACCAATGACCAGGTGGTGGAGAACTTCCTCATCAGTGATGAAACGAATCTCACCGGGGCGTCTGTGTCCGAGTCCATTGAGAACATGGTGTCGAAGGTGGTGGTCGTGGACAGTGCTGGGCAGGCGAAAGGAGAAATGCCGAATACCACAGATATTGAAAAATTCGGTATCATCCAGGCTATCTGCAAGGCAGACCCCAAGCAGGATGACGCCTCACAGGCACGGGCTATGCTGAAAACGGTGGCCCATGACATGTCCGTCCATGCCCTTGGACATATCCAGTGCATCGCCGGATTTTCCGTGGACATCCAGGAAGAACAGCTCAAAGGGCGGTTCTTCATTAAGTCGGACAGCCATCGGATTGAGGGGAACAAACACACGATGGATTTGAACCTGGTCTTTAACAAGCTGCTGGATGAGCAGAAACAGGAACTCGACAGCGCATCCTACAACGCCAATCCGGATTATGTGCCACCTGCTACAAATTCTTCAGGAAGTCATAGCGGGGTATCAATAAGTGGTAACGCTGCCGGTGGTGATGTGGTGGATTCCTGCATGGAAAGTTTTGATGGCACTGTGTCGCCTTATGGCTCTGAGGGCTGCGTAGACCGGGCGACGATTGCCGCGGCTGGTTATTCGCCCTTTGCCGCCCAGGAATATAACAGCAACGTCAAAGGCTGTGACCAGCTCCGGGCTGATGCCGAAGCGCAGGGATTGGCGATACCTTACGACCCGTCACAGCTCGAGAAAGGCGACATCATCATGTACAACCGCTACAGCAAACCTGACCCGAACTGGCATGTGGTGGTCTATGATGGCAACGGCGGCTGCTGGGGGAATAGTTCCAATGTGTACGGCTGTTTCCACCATTACGAAGGCAGCATCGATATGGGGAGCGATTACTATCCGGCGACTATCATCAAGACATCCAGGGGGTGACGGGAGATGCAGAAAAATCCATATATCAGCCTCCTGAATCTGATAGAACAGGTTTCTCTGAGCAGCAACAGCCCGTCTATCCAGATTGGAGAGATTCTTCAGTCTCCGCCGGACATCAAGGTGAAATACAACGGCATCGTCCTGACGAAAGAGGAACTGTGGATTTCCCATTATCTTCTGGCAGGCTATGGGCGGACAGCCGAAGGCCATCTGGTATCGGCTACCCAGAACCGGGCAGGCGGCAGCGGGGACGCGGCTTACCAGTCTCATAATCATGAGATTGACAACGACTATACCGATTCGGTGATTACCACGGATACCCTGAAGCCCGGCATGAAAGTCGCCATTATGCCCATGCTGGTGAACGGGAAAATCCAGCAGTATATGATTTTAGACGAGATTGTGAGGTTGGATGGCTATGGCTAATCCTTTTGTGGCAATGGCATCCGGAGAGGATGCCACTGCCAGAGAAACATTGCCGCTCCTTTCGGAATACGGCTATGACTTCGAGAAGCACCGGTTCCGCTATGATGAGAACGGGAACAACATCACTGTGACGGAAGACGAAGCACTTAAGGTGTGGATTTATAAAGCTCTGATGACGGAACGGTACCGGTATCTGGCCTATCACGATGAATACGGCATCACCATCGAACCGTATCAGGGGACGATGCCCAACAACATTTATACGGCAGACCAGATCCGCCAGAACATCCGTGAAGGGCTTTCTATTAATCCCTATATTGCCCGGATCAACCGGGTGGATGTGGAACGGCGGGAGAAAGATGATTTGTTCATTTTAGTGGATGTGACATCCATTTACAGCGATGAAAGTCTAACTGTCACCGCAGAAAGGAGCCTTGCATGAGCAATTTGTTCGATGCCCAGACTAAAGACCAGATTGAAAGCCGCATGGTGCAGACCCTGCACACGCTGACTGATACGGACAAGACGACTATCGAGGGCTCGTTCGCCCGGGACATGATTGATACCAATGCTGTGGAATTCGAGAACAGCTATGCGGAGATGGCCATGCTGCGGGACGCAGCTTTTGCCGAAACGGCCTGGGGTGACTATCTGACGTTACGGGCTGAGGAGTTCGGTATCCAGCGGAAAAAAGCCGTGCAGGCCAATGGGACAGTGACGGTTACCGGGCAGTCCGGGGCCTACATTATCCGTGGCAGTCTGTTTCAGACCAAGGACGGGCTGCGGTTCTACACGATAGAATCCGCAACGATTCCAGCCGATGGAACTGAAGTGGAAATCGCTGTCCAGGCAGCGGACGTAGGCGTAAAAGGGAACGTGGCACCGGGGAAGATTACAGAGATCCCTTATTCCATCCCTAATGTGTATAGCGTAACCAACCAGACAAAATGCACAGATGGGGCTGATGAGGAAACAGATAGAGCCTTGCTTTCTCGTCTGCTTTTCCGGGTCCGTCAGCCTATTACTTCCGGCAACGCCAACCATTACCGCTCCTGGGCCATGTCCGTGGACGGGGTAGGGAACTGCAAAGTCATCCCGCTGTGGAATGGGAACGGTACGGTGAAAGTCATCATTGTGACGGCGGAGAATGAATCGGCCTCTACTGAGCTGATCCAGAAAGTAGCTCAGTATATTGAATCCCAGCGCCCTATCGGGGCTACCGTGACCGTGGTGTCTCCGGCACCCGTTTCTGTAGATATTACCGCCGAGGTGTATGGCACCGCCAACGTAGATGCTGTGTTTGCTGCTGTGTCTGATTATTTTAAGAACACGGGCTTCAGCTTATCTTATGTCAGTCTGGCCCAGATTGGCCGGCTCATCCTGGGCGTCAACGGAATTACAGATTATCGGAACCTGAAACTTAACGGCAAGGCGGAGAACATCAGCCTGACCAATGAACAGATTCCGGTAGCCGGAAAGGTGGTGCTGAGCTTTGTCAGCGAATGAGTGGATGAGACAGAATCCCATTGATGTCCTGGATTATCTGCCGAAGTTCCTGGGAAAAGATCCGATGTTCAAAAAGGCGGCGGATACCTGCAGCACGGAGCATAACCGCCTGCGCCTGGCCTTGCAGGATTTGGCGGACAATTTCTTCGTGAATACGGCTACCTGGGCGCTGCCGCTTTATGAATCATTTCTGGGAATAAAGCGGAGTGAAGAAGACACGGATGAATTTCGCAGGCAGCGGATTCTCTTTAAGCTGCAGCATGTGGATGTGTCTACGGTGGATTTCATGAACTCCATCATCAATTTGTACAGCGTCGGACATATCGAGGAAGTGAACGAAGAATATTATTTCAAGGTGTACTGCATTATGAATGACGAGGATACGGAGACGCTGCAGAAACTGATTGACCAGCTTGATATCTATAAGCCGGCGCATCTGGGCTATGCTATCTACCTGGGGTATTCCTGGAACGGGAAGATTCACTGGAATGGCGAAGCCACGTTCTCGACGGCGACCATCGTATCCGGGAAAGGAGTAAAGGCAAGTGGCTGAATATATCAAAGAAAAATGGTCAGCGGATTTCCCTGACCGTGCCGGACAGGAAGTCCGTCCCACAGAAGCGGTGGACAATACCCTGGATTATGATGTGCTGTTTCCGCAGTATCTTTCAGAAGACCCGGTGGTATTCAACCAGCAGAACAAGACGGTGTCCCAGCTGGTTAGCAATGACGCCCGTCTTTATGAACGGATTTCTGCTACGGCAGCCGACATCAACGCCCATCTGACCGACGCCAAGGCCCATGCCAATGGCATCAACGGCAATGCGGCCAGTGCTTCAAAGCTGCAGACGGGACGGAAAATTCACCGGGAGCTGTTTGACGGCACAAAGGACATCACCCTGCCGGATTTTAGCGGCTGTGGTGAAAAGACAGCCGGCCAGAGCGGCATGGTCCCATCACCAGCCGCGGGGAAATTGAACACGGTCCTGCACAGCAATGGCAACTGGGGCAAGGTTACCTACGCTGACATGGACGAGGAGGCCGTGGCCAAGATTCAGGCCTGCCCGTTTCCCGTCAATGGTATCTATATTTCCACAGACGGGAAGAATCCCGCAAACTACTGGCCAGGAACGACCTGGGTAGCCTTCGCCATGGGGCGTTGTCTGATTGGGGCTGGAGCAGCCGACAGCGGAACCATATACAAAGCCGGAGACAAGCTGGGCGAAGAAAAGCATACGCTTGTCATCCCGGAAACTCCGGCGCATGGACATACCGTGGGTGACAGTGGAAATCATCGACACTGGTCTTCTGGCGCTCTTCCCAGGAACCTTCAGTGGGATGCTTGTGATGGGAACGATGCACCAACGGCTATCGGGTACGGTGATGGCTGTTGGCATGGAAACCAAGTGGATGGACATACTTCGTGGGATGGAAATCATTCCCATAGTCTATCTCGGACAGGTGGCGGACAGGCTCATAACAACATGCAGCCGTCTATCGTTGTGTACATGTTCCAGCGTACAAAGTAGGAGGTGAAAAATATGGCTGAATGGGTACAGATGGCGGGTTCTCTGGTATCCGTCCTGATGCTCTGCGGCATCATTTTCAACTTTAGCGTCATCAAGCCGCTGAACCAGTCAGTGCGGAGCCTGCAGGAGTGTATCGACCATCTGCGGCGCCAGCTTTCCGAAACGGAAGCCAAACGCCAGGAAATGGCAGAACGCCTTTCCCGTGTGGAGGAGGCGACAGATCATGTGCAGCACCGCCTGGACGTGATTGAACAGCGGCAGAATGAATAGGGGGTGGCAGGATGGGCTTTTCCGTCATTCGGAACCGGATCTCCATCACGCGCGGAGATTCGGCACAGATTATGCTGACCATCCGGGACCAGGTGACGGGCAGACCGTTTGTGCCGGGACCAGATGACCGGCTTACCTTTACCGTCAAACGGGAACTTTCTGATGAAATTCCATTGGTGGTGAAAACACTGGATAATGGTATCATGCGCCGGGAACAGGATTGTCTTCTGGTTCTGGCGCCAGAAGACACGGCCCAGATTCCCTTCGGAACGTATCGGTACGATGTGGAACTGGTGCTGGCTTCCGGCTATACGGATACGGTTATCCCGCCCAGCCCGTTTATTGTGACTGGGGAGGTGACGGTTCATGGAACGGTATAAAGGAACTCTGGCGGGGAAAAGCACACTCTGCGGAGTGCTTTCGTTGCCGCAAGAGCCGTCCGGGGCTTATCAGGAAAAAGCAGTCATTCCCAAGGATGAGGAACAGGTCATCATTCCCGATAAGGGATTTACCGGCCTTCGGTCAGTGACGGTAGCTGCCATTCCGTCGAACTATGGCAGAATCAGCTTTAATGGCTATGAACTGAAAGTGGAGTAAAGGAGCAAGTAACATGGCGAAAAACGTAAAAATCAATGGCGTCACTTATGAAAGCGTCCCACAGGTGTCCATCCCTTTGGCAGGGGGAACCGGGACGGCAGAGTTTTATGATACGACATCGGCAAATGCTGTTGCGGCAGACATCAGGAACGGGAAAACGGCATTCCTGGGAAGCGGTTCGGTAACAGGCACGATGGCAGACAACGGTGCAGTGGCGGGTTCTATTAGTACCGTGAAAGGTACATATACCGTGCCGTCTGGCTATCATAACGGCAATGGGACGGTCAGTATTGCTGCTTCCGAGCAGTCAAAAATTATCGCAGGAAATATTAAAGCCGGGGTTACCCTTCTTGGGATAGCCGGAAAATCCAGCGTGGTCGATACGGCTGACGCAACAGCGGCAGCGAGTACTATCGTATCCGGGAAAACAGCATATATTAATGGTTCTAAAGTGACTGGCTCACTGACTTCTGTTGCGGTATCCCAGGATAGCCTGACAAAAGTACTGACCATCGAATAAAAGGAGACGATGACATGAAGGTAGATGTGAAAATTGCCGGCGCCAGCTATAATGAAGTGCCATCTGTACTGCTGCCGCTTACGGCTGGCGGAAAAGCCCGGTTCTGTGAAGTGTCGGATACAACAGCAGAAACCGGAGATGTTGCAAAAGGAAAAAAATTCTATACGGCGGACGGAGAACTGGCAGAAGGAACCTTGCAGGCAACGCAGATTTCAGTATCAGAAACGAACGTCTTTTATTATTGGGATTCAGGTGCGGCTAAGAATGTCTGGAAGATTCCTTTGACTGTATCTGGCAATACGTATGAACTGTATACGTATGACAGTGCAAACAAGAATGCTACGATTGACTTCGATTTCAATGCGGATAACTTGGCGATGTTTATCGGGTATCATGATAATGTGACGGTTGCCAGCCTGTCAGAAGGCGGGGAATTATATAACTTTTTCAAATCTCATGATTTTGTGGCAGAAATCGTGAAAGACAGCCAACTCACGACAGATGTATCATGCCGGATTTCTAAAGCTGATATCAATGTATATGCATACCCTGCTTTTGCATTAGTATATTTTCCTTACAGTAAATTTTCCAATGCAACCAGTCTGAAGAACTATAAAAATGGTGTTATAAGATTTCGATTTATATGATTTTGAAATCAGAAAGGAAGATTATGGAATGTTATGTTTGAAAAAATCAATATCCCTGACTGCTTGGTCATCATCGGACTGATAACGGC